CGAATAATGCCGAATGGGCGCTGCCCTGCAAAGGATCCAGCAATCCGATGCGTTCCCGGTTCACGGTCAGCAGGGTTGATAAGGCAAGCAGCCGCGCTTATGGCATGGATTTGGTAATCGTGGACGGCGGCGCGTACAAGGACACAATCGCCGGGCGGCTTCGCCGCGACAAAGCGCCGGGGCAATGGCTGGTACATGAGAACTGCGACCGGGAATATGCGGAGCAAATCACCTCAGAACACAAAGTCAACGTCCGGAGTGGGCGGAAGGTGAGACAGGAGTGGGTACCAAAGGCTTCCCACGCAGCTAACCACTATCTGGACTGCGAGGTCTACGCCTTTGCGGCGGCGGAAATGCGCGGCGTGCGCCGGATGCACTTGGAATACGTGCCGGAGCACCAGCCGCAGCAGTCCCCGCCCGCGCCGGAGGAATCCTGGATTCAGAAAAATGAAGGCTGGCTGGACGGCGGCAGTTGGCTGGGTGCCACCAAAGGAGGATGGTAATACATGAACGAAAAGGAGCTGTCCGGCCTCACGGCGAAAGAACTGCTTTCGGAGGTGGACACGGCAATCTGTAAAGTGCTGGTGGGCGGGCAGTCATACCGGCTCGGCTCACGCAGCCTGACTCGCGCGGACCTGGGGATGCTGCGCAGGTTGAAAAGCGACCTGACCGCGCAGCTTGCCGCCGAAGGCGACGCCAGCGCCCTGTCAGGGTTTTACGCGGCAGTATTTGACGGGAGGTGAAGGGATACGAACTGGTTAGATCATCTGATTGGTTGGATCAGTCCCAAATGGGGCACACAGCGCGAGGCCTGGCGGCAGGTGATGGAGGAGCAGCGTCATTATGACGCGGGTGACCCTTCCCGCCTGAACGCGAACTGGCGGGGATCCAATCAGAGCGCGGAATACACAGACCGTTACAGCCGGGATACCGTGCGCGCCAGGGCGCGGGACTTGGAACGCAACAGCGATATGATGAATGCCGTGATTGGCGCGTTTGTACGCAACACGGTCGGCGGCGGGATTACACTGCAAGCGGAAACCGGAAGCCAAAGCCTGAATGATGAAATTGAAACGCTTTGGAAGCACTGGTGCAAAAAACAGAACTGCGACGTGACCGGCACGCAAAGCCTTGGCCAGATGCTGCGCATGGCGGTGCGCCGGAAGAAGGTAGACGGCGGCATCCTGTTTGTCAAACGGTACACGCGTGACGGGATCGTCCCTTTTCAGCTTCAGCTGTTTGAGGTGGACGAGCTGGACGGCACGCAGTTTGTGCCGAAGCATCAGGGCAACCGCGTAGTCGGCGGAATTGAGTATACGCCCTACAACCGGCCTGTCGGCTATTGGCTCCGGCAATATCCGGTTGACGGCTTTATGGAAGCCGATCCGGTTTATATCGAAGCCAAGGACGCCATTTTCTATTTCAGCAAGCGCCGCCCCTCCCAGCTGCGGGAAATGAGCGACATGAGCCAGACCATCACCCGCATCCGGGATATCAATGAATTCATGATTGCCGTGGCAGTCAAGCAGCGCATCGAGGCGTGCCTTGCCATTTTTATCAAGCGCGTGGTGCCGTTCGCGAAGGGTATCGGCGAAGGGATCGGCCGCGCGCTCGGCGGCGGGCCGCTGCGCATGGGCAAGAGCTATGAGGGCAAGACCATTTCCCCTGGCATGATTGGCGAGCTGAATGACGGGGACGAAATCGAGGTTGTCAACCCGCAAGGGCAGGCAACCGACGCGGCCAGCTATATCAGCTTGCAGCAGCACCTGATTTCCTCCGGGCAGGGGCTGAGCTATGAATCCGTTGCGCGTGATATGAAGGAAAGCACGTATTCTTCCGCGCGGCAGGGCATGATTGAGGACGGCATGACCTACGCGGAGGAAACCGAGCTGCTGCATGAGGTGCTGGACGAAATTTATGAGACGTTCCTGATTTCGGCGGTGCTGGCGGGGAAAGTCCGGGCGGCTGATTTCTGGGAAAATAAGCAGCAATACCTTGCCCACCGCTGGGTGAAGCCGCCGAAGCCGTGGATTGACCCCTTGAAGGAGGCGTCCGCCGTGAAGGTCGCCCTGCAAACCGGGCAAAAGACCTGGAAGCAGCTTGCCGCGGAGAACGGCAGCGACTGGCAGACACAGATTGACGATATTGCGGACGTTCTGGAATACGCCCGCGAACAGCATGGGATTGATTTGGGAGGTGTGATTTTTGGGCAAACCGAGGGATTGTACGGGGAGGCAAAGGACGATGGCGGCGGGAATCCTGACGCCGGAACGGTCGGCGGGTGAGCAGGACAGCCGCAGGCGTACCATCAGCTTTTCAAGCGAAACCCCGTACCGGCGTTATTTTGGCATGGAGGTGCTGGATCACGCGGAGGGTGCGCTGGACTTGTCCCGGCTGAATGAAACCGGCGTCCTGCTGTTCAACCACGATGTAGACCAGGTGCTCGGCAGGGTGGTCAGGGCTTGGGTGGAGAATAGCCGCGGCATGGCTGAGGTGGAGTTTGACACCGATGATGAAGCCGAAAAAATCTTTGGCAAGGTAAAATCCGGCACACTCAAGACCACCTCTGTGCGCTACAGCGTGGATTCGTGGGAGGAGGTCAAAGCGGGGGCGGTTTCAGCGGACGGGAGGTTCACCGGCCCGTGCAGCATTGCCCGGAAGTGGACGCCGCTGGAGGTTTCCATCGTATCGGTACCGGCGGACGCGACCGTCGGCGTAGGGCGCGCAGATACCGGGGATATCTCCCTTTACGAGCGTCAGGTTCAGGTCAATAAAAATAAGCATTGGAGGAACAGCGATGAACAAGAAAAAGAAGTGGATTAAGCGCCAGCAGGAAATTCTGGATGCGGCGCGTGCCGCCGGGCGCGGGCTGACGGCGGAGGAGCAGTCAGCGTTTGACGAGCTTCAGCGCAAGCTTGACGCCGAGCCGGACGAACCGGAAAGAAGCCAGAACAAACCGGACGAAAGGCAGCGCGAACCGGACGAAAGGCAGCACGGGGCGGCTCCCGCCGTACCCGGCGGAACGGGTACACTTCCGCCCAGCGAGGGCGACGCCCAGCGCGCGGTTGCCGAGGAGCGGCAGCGGATCAGCGATATTATGGCGCTGTGCGGGCAGACCGGCCTGGCTCCCGAGGAGTATATCCGCAGCGGAGCGTCTTTGGATACTGTGCGCGCTGCCGCGATTGAGCATCTGGTGCAGCATGGCGCGCCGATTGTGGCGCGTGCGCGCGATGACGGCGAGGATGATTTTCGCGGCGCGGCGTGTGACGCGATGCTGATGCAGGCCGGCGTTGAGCTGGAGAAGCCCGCCGAGGGCGCGGAGGAGCTGCGCGGCATGTCCGTCCGGGACATCCTGATCGAAAGCATGGCGCGCAGCGGCGAGGGTACGGTCACGGAGCTTTTGCGCCAGTCCCGCGCGTCGCTGTGGGATCAGGCGGTACGGCAGTTCATGAGCCCGACGGCATCCTTCCCCGCAATCCTGGACGACGCGATTAAAAAGTCCATTGTCCAGCAGTACAGCCTGGTACCCTGCACCTTTGAGGAGTGGACCAGCCGCGGGACGCTGCCCGATTTCAAGAACACCAAGGACCATAATTACGTCCTGGGCGGCGGGGACTTTTACAAGGTTTCCGAAGGCGGCGAGCTGAAGCACAGCACGCTCCAGACGGACATGCTGCCGAACCGCAAGCTGGACAGCTACGGCACACAGTTCACCATGACCCGTGAAGCGTTCATCAACGATGATATCGGCTTTCTGGCCGCGATGCCCGCGCAGTATGCCAGCAGGGCGAAACGCAAGATCAACCGGCAGGTGTATGAGCTGCTGTTTGAAAACCCTGCCATTTTTGACGGCGCGGCACTGTTTGACGCCGTACATAAGAACCTGACCGCCACAGGCAGCGCGCCCAGCATCAAGACGCTGGAAGAAATGATCCTGATGATGGGGATGCAGACCGACCAGTTCGGGGAAAGCATTATGGTCGAGCCTGCGACCATCATCGTGCCGGTCGGCTACGGGATGAAGCTTCACCAGCTGCTCGGCACGGCAGAAATTGACGTGGACGGCATTGGCAGCCATACGGTTAATGTCCTGAACACGCAGTACCGGAACAAGCTTAAAATCGTGCAGGAGGGTACGCTGAATGTCCTGGCAAAGGACGGGGTATGCCCGTGGTTCATGGCTGCGGATTCGCGTCTGGTGAAGTCGGTACAGATCGATTACCTGAACGGCGTGACAGCCCCCAGCTTCCGGCGCTCGGAAAAGGCCGGATATCTGGGGTATATTTGGGATATCTGGCTCGATTGGGGCGTCAGCGTGCTGGATTTCCGGGGCATTTTGAGAAATAACGGCGTGAAGCTGGGGCAGTAAGGAGGATTACCGATGAAAGCAACCTATTGGCAGAAGGGGGAAGCCCTTGATTATTTCCCCGAGGAAAACGTAGAAGCGGGTACCGTCCTGAATATTGGCGGAAGGATCGGGGTAGCGGCGGCGAATATTGCCGCCGGTCAGTTGGGGCACGTGCATATGGTGGGCGTGTTCCGGATGGATAAGGCCAGCAGTGAAGCAATCGGCATGGGTACGGCGGTTTACTTCGATGAG